AACATTGATAAAAGATAAAGAATATGATATAATTTAAAAATATGGATTTAGTTTGGCGGACAGGTCAAAAAGTTATTAAATTAAACTAATATGGAAGAAGAAAAACAAAAAATTGAAAATTCTGAAAATACAGAAACCCAGCAGAAGAAAAGAAGGGGCGCTCCGCCAGAGTATTTATTTAAGCCGGGACAATCTGGTAATCCAGCAGGACGCCCAAAAGGTTCTAAGAATTTCACTACCTTATTTGAAAAAGCAGTTAAAGATGTAGCAAAAAAATTAGAACTTGGAGAAGACCCTGATGCGGTAGAAATTCAAATAATTCAGAGAGGTATAAAAGAAGCATTGTCGGGTAAATATCCCTTTTACAAAGATTTATTTGACAGAATTTACGGCAAGCCCGCAGAAGTTATTAAACTTGATGCAGAGGAAGGTT